ATGGTGCGGCAGTACAGATATATAGACTTTCAGGACCGCAAGGAGATTTCCACGCGATACCTGAACGGCGACCGGGTGGCGGACATTGCCGACGGGCTGGGCGTGACAACGGCTACCGTCTACCGGGAGTTGAAGCGCGGCGAAACGGGCGGGCTTGACCGCAACCTGCGGAAAGCATACAACCCCGTTCTTGCACAACAGCGCGTACAAGAAAACTTCAAACGCCGTGGCAAATCCGCGGTCAATTCGTAAAGGAGGTTTCGCGGTGAACAATTTTGAAGAAATCACGAAGAACCCGGAAACGCTGGGCGCTTTCTTGCGGGGCCTGCCCGTCATTGAAGCGCCGTGGGACGAAGAATTCCAGCGGAAGTATTGTGCCGGGTGCAGGAAAGTCAGTTGTGACGATGGTAGCCCTTGCCCGTATGAGGACAAGCGAAACAATCCGCTTTGGTGGCTGTCGCAGGAGAGCGGAAAGGCGGCGGAGGTATGAGCCGAAAGAAACAGTACCCCGGCGGGGTCAAGCTGACGGCAAAGACAGCCCGCACCCTCGCAATACAGGAGTTCGGGACCGCACGCGGCCTGACGAAAAGTACGTCATTCGTCGGCGCGTACTTCATGGAGTTTGGAAACCTGCGTATCGAAATTTGCGCGGACGCGGCTTGTATTGCTGTTCGCGTGGTTCTGGCCCACGGTACGGGTTCCAGCGTGAAATACTTTGACCCGGACACCCTGCAAGAGAACTTCAAGGCTATCGACAAACACCGTGAAGACGAAGACCGCGCCATTATCAGTGATTGGGTCAACCTGAACGGCCCGGAATTCTGCCGGAAGCAGGTTGAAGCGATTTGGGAACAAGGAGGTTGAAAACGTGGAGAGAAACGGGAAGCGCATCGCAAAAGAAGCAACAAACGGCATTATTTATGACAGCGCCGGACAGATCATACATAACGGCCTGTTGGAGATTTGCCCGTTCTGCGGCGAAATGAACAACCATTTTGGAAGCGGCGGAAGCGTGAACATTTGGACGGTTGGCGCGATTGAACGCAGGGAGTGTACGAAGTGCCGAAAGCAGTTCCACAAAATCAGCCTGACGGTTCCGCCCGATGAAACACCGGAAGCGTTCTATTTGCGGGTCATAAAGGCGGTGACAGCATGAAACGTCAATTCTGCTTGCCCTGCTTCCTTGAAATCAAGAAAGCCGGGAAACACGATATTGAGCGCGTCCGCGGCGGCGTGAATATGAAAATCACCTGTTGGCGGTGCAAGCGCCGCCGTTTCGGGGCCGAATATGAGATTTCCCGGAAAGGCGGTGTGTCCCGTGACAACGGCTGATTTGAAGCGGGCGTTCATGGACGAACGCCCGGTACGGTACAACGGCATCACCTATCAGCGCATAACGGCGGTGATTTACCGCAAGACACCGGACAAAACCGGGTTGCTGGTACAAGGTGAACTGCTGGACAAGAACGGACGCGCCGTTATGATCGCGGCGGTGGAACGAATTGAAGCGGAGGAACCCAAATGACACAAGAGATTATCGCAATCACCGTTGAAGCCGGGCAAATGACCGCCCGGCGGAAGCCCCGGAAAATCGCCCAGCGCCGCCCGGTCCCCGTGTGGGCTATCGTGAAGTATGCGGCCCTGACGATTGCCGGAATTATGCTGTTTCGTGAGGGTGCGGCCAGTGCGCTGGCCTACCGTGGCTATTTCGCCGTCGGCGGAGAGGTTTTCACCCTCTTCCTCCCGGTTTTCTATTACTGCCTTTCCCGGACGGTCCGGGACCTTATCACGGACATAAAGAACGGCTTCAAGCCGGAATATGAGGAGGACTAAACCATGAAGAAAATTTCGCAGATCGAAACAGGCGGACGCTTCCTGTACGGCGGCGTTGAGTGGGTCAAGCTGTACGCAGGCGACGGAACCGTTGCGATTTCCGCCGAACCCGTCTTTGAACGCGCTTTCGACGAAGACAACAAGAACGATTGGCGTTCTTCTTCCCTGCGCCGCGAACTGAACGGCGCGTTCCTCGACGCGCTGGTTGCAGAGGGAGCGGACCGGGCGGCGTTCCTCGATTGGGAAAGCGACCTGACCGCCGATGACGGCATGACCGACTACGGGACCGCCACCGACAAAATCGCTTTGCTGTCGGACAAGCTGTACCGAATGTTCCGCGGCATTATCCCGCGCGTGGACGCGTGGTGCTGGAACCTGACCCCGTGGACCTGCGACGCGTCCTACTCTTGCATCGTCCGCAACGTCAATTCCTCTGGCGCGATGCTCTGGAACCGCGCTTTCAGCGGCAACGTCGGCGTTCGCCCGCTTTGCTATCTGAAATCCGAAATCTTGGTATCTGTCCCCGGAGAGGACGACGCAGAGGAAGACACCGACGACCGCGCGGAAGCTGTCATCGCCGCAAGCGATGAAATATTGCACGTTCTGAATGAGTACCCCGTAGAGGTTTGGGGCGAAGCGCTGGGCGCGGCTGTGGCTTCTCTGTTCACGTCGAAGCAGGACGCGGCGCAGATCGTACAGGAAGACAAAGACAAAGCGGCGGAGGTCTGAACCCCCGCCGTCGTGAAAACTGGATAAAGAAAAACCGCCCCGCGTTTGCTTGGGAGAGCAGACGCGAAGCGGGTTCCGCCGATGAAAATATATCAGCTATCAACCTACCGTTAGTATATCAAAAACGGCGGAAAAAGTCAACAAATAACGCCGTTTTTGCGCGGCGTGGCGGGCTTGTAATGGGTATTAACGTTCCTGCGATTAGCCTTGTCACGCATGACAACAGGACCGGGAAGAAAGACACGCCCTATCCGGTGTTCTTCCTACCTGCATAGACAACTACACACGCCGGAAGTAAAGCCCCGCCCGCTTCCTCTACCCGCAAAAGGAGTGAAGCAAGTGCGAAGTTTTATGAGAGAAAAGAAAATCTACTGCGGAAAGCATTATCGGGAGGTAGATATATACCCCTATACCGCCGCGCAACTGACAGCATCTACGCGCGGGAAGAGGTCAAAGAAAATCAAGGAAACAGAGCCGAAGCAAAAGAACCTGAACGACAAGAATGCCCGCCGCTACTTCACGCAGACGGCAAACCTGAATTTCGGTTCTGACCCGGAAGCCCTGCACGTTACAGCTACATACAGCGGAAAATATCTGCCTGACACGGTGGAACAGGCCGAACAGGAAGCAACAAACTTCCTGCGTCGGGTCCAGTACCGCCGGAAGAAAGAGGGCTTGCCGCCGCTAAAGTACATGATCGTTACCGCCTACACCACGAAGCGGAACAGCGAAACCCCTATTCGCATACATCACCACATCATTATGAACGGCGGGCTTGACCGTGACGTTGTGGAAGACCTGTGGAGAAAACGCAGGCGCAAGGGGCAGAAAAAGGGCGACAAAATCGGCTTTTGTAATGCTGACCGCCTGCAAGCCGATGAAAACGGCATAGCCGCCCTTTGCACCTACCTTGTGAAGCAGGGGTGCGGGAAAAAGCGGTGGAATTCCTCGCATAACCTCGAAAGACCGTACAGCCGAACGAACGACGGCAAGTACAATCGCCGTCAAATCGAGAAGTGGGCGAAAGAACACCCGCCCCGTGAGTTTTGGGAAAAGAAATATCCCGGTTGGACCCTGACCGACGATGATTACGGCGTTCAGTACGAATACAACGACTTCACGGGTTGGGCGGTCTACCTGAAATTGCGAAAGAAAGAGTAAAGAAAGGGGCTGTTCAATATGGCAAGGCCGTTCAAAGTCTGCCCGGACTGCGGCGCACACCTTGACGCTTCCGAACCCTGCGACTGCAAGGACACAATCGAGCGGGAGCCGTCGAAGCCGCGGGAGCGGTTGAAACTGCTTGCCGTCTGCCGGGAGGTAGACAAGGAAAGCGGGCGCGTCAGCGTTTACCCGCTTGACCTCGAAATCACAAGCGAAATCCTTACAAGCCTGAAAATGCGGGCGCAGTTCAACCCGGAATTGCGCTACTTCACGACCACGACGGCGCGTTGGGACCGCTACGGCGAAGTCATGGCGGGTATTCTGAAACGCCGCACGGTAAGCCGGGCTGATTTGGACAATATCGGGGGTATCTGCGAGATATGAGAAGAAAGAAGCTGACCCCGGAAGAATGGGAAATCGAAGAAATGAAGCGGGCCGCGCGGGTCATCAAGGAAATCTGCGACCGCAGGACGGCGGACGACGCTTGTTCGTTCTGCCCGTTCTACGATATGTGCCGCGCAGAGCCTTACACATGGGAGGTATGACAATGACGGAGCGGGAACGCCTGTTAGAGAAGATACGCAAGGTTCAAGCCCTTGCAAACCGCGGCGCAGACGGTGAAAAGCAGTCAGCCGCCGCCCTGCTTGATAAGCTGATGACGCAATACGGCATCGACGAAGCCGAAATAGCGGAAGAGCGCTTGGAAAAGTGCTTCTTCCGTTATAAGACCCCGTATGAAAGAAAACTGTTGGTTCAGGTGATTTACACCGTGACCGGGAAAATCCCCTTTAAGTGCGTCGGGTCCGATTCAGGCCGCGCACGAAAGCAAGTCGGAATTGACTGCACCGCGGCGGAACGGCTGGAAATCGAATTCAGCTATGAGTTTTATAAAGCCGCGCTGGAAGAGGAAATGGAACGGTTCTATTCGGCGTTCCTGATGAAGAATGACATCTTCCCGCCTGCTTCCAAAAAGGCCGAAGAAATCCCGGCGGCGGAAATCAGCCGAAGCGAAGCACTCAAACTTCAAGCGCTTATGGCGGGCATGGGCGACCACACGCGCCGCCCCGTATTGGAAAGCGGGGTGGAACCGTGATAGACAACCAACGCGCCGCCCTGCGGTATCAAAACAAGGTCAACAACGCGCAGGGCCACTTTTTCGAGAGCGCCATAAAAGCCGCCTGCGTCCTCTATTCTGGCCGGGAGCGGGCCGACGTGGACAAAACACCCGAACCGTTCCGCGTTCTGGAAAAGAGCCGCGACGGAAAGTTCAAGGGCCGCTTTACCGCCCGCGCACAGCCGGACTTTCAAGGCACGCTTGACGGCGGGCGCTCCATAGTCTTTGAAGCGAAGTACACAACGACAGATCGCTTGAAGTGGGACGTTCTGACGCAGGAACAGCGGGACACACTGGAACGCCACGCCCGGCGGGGTGCGCTTGCCGCAGTCTGCGGCGGGATTGGGAACGACTTCTTCTTTGTCCCGTGGGCGGTATGGCGGGACATGAAAGAGCATTTCGGCAGAAAGTACGTTACCGCGGCGGACCTCGAACAATGGCGGGTCCGCTTCAATGGGGCGGTGCTTTTCCTCGATTACGTCCACCACGAAAGGAGCGGGACACCATGAAAAAACAGCACACGCAGAAAATGACGGTCCGCGTCACGGCACAGACGGCCTACAACCTCGAACGCCTTATGCTTATGAGCGGGCAGAAAACGCCGGGGCGCGTCGTCGATAAGCTGGTTCGTGAAAAAATGCTTGCCCTGCGGGGCCGAAACATCGAAACGGAGGAAACGAAATGAAGTATGACTGCATGAAGCCCGAATGGGCCGACAAGGAGCCTTGCCCGCTCGACACGGGCGAACTGGAAAACTGCGCCGAATGTGTGTGGGCGCATGAACGGGAAACGGAGGACTGACAATGCGTGCCGGAATTCTGCTGATCGTTCTTTATTGGGCGCTGTTCACCATTCGAGCGGGTTTGCAACCTAAAGTCGCGGCGGAGGTCAAAGCGGCGACCTATGACATGAAGCGGGCAACGGGCCTTGAAAAACTGGAACACACCCGCCGCCTGCAATGTTGGACCGTGGCAAAGTGGGCCTTGCGTGTCTGCGGCTGGACTGAAAACGTCCTGTTGGGTGTGGTTATCCTGTGGGTTGCTTTCCTGCTGGGCGCAGTCCTTACAGGAACCGTTATTGTATTTGGCTACCCGGTGTAAAGGAGCGTTATCTATGAAGCTGACGAAGTGTGAGCAATGCGGCGGACCGACGGCGGAGGGCCTGCCCCTCTGCCCTGACTGCATGAGCGCAACGGGCGCGGCGGCGGACCAAATCGCCGCGGCGGAGGAATTGCGGGACATTGCGCGGGTCCTGTCCATCACGGCGAACACGGACGCGAACATTCGTGAAGCAATCGTCGGAATTTTGAATATCGCCGAAAGGCTGGAAAGAGGGAAATAAAATGGAACTTCTGCAATTCGTGTTTTCAAGTTTTTGGGTTTGGCTGGGCTGTGTGGTCCTGATTGTCGCGGCGGGTGAAGCTGTGGCGACCGCGGCGGCGGGGTTCCGTCAGAAGCGTAAAGTTTCCGTATACCACGTCGGCGACGTGACGCGGGTTGAAGTGGAGAACGCGGGCCGCGCCGACATTCCGGCGGCGGTAAAGGCGTTGAACGAGCAGGCGGCGGAGGTAGACGAATGAAGCTGAAAAAGGTTCTTTCTATCGAAGACGGCACACGCCGCAGAGTTTGAGAAAAAAGCAGACGTTACCGACCTAAACGCACACGCGAATAATACGGATATTCATGTAAACCCGTCTACGATGGGAAATTACGACACGGCAATTTCGGGGCTGATCGAACATAAGGAAGATACGAAAATTCATGTGACGGCGGAAGAAAAAGCATCGTGGACGGAGGGTGCAGAGCAGGCGGCGGCGGACGCGAACAGAGTAACCGAAGCGCTTAACGCCATTGCAGGAATTGAAAGCCGCGTTTCTCGCGTGGAAGACGGCCTGTTCAACAACATCACCGGGAACCCGTTTCTTGCGTCCTTTGATTCCCTCGACGGCATCACGCTCGTTAAGGGTATCTGGAACGAAGAAAGAAAGCGCATCGAATGTTGACGGAATATGCCTGCCCGCGGCGGGAACTGTCCTGTATCGTCGGAAACCTGTTTGTCGAACTGGAACCGCCCTGCGACCATTGCGCCGCCGGGGACGGCCTGACGATATGCGGAACGACATACGCCGGGACACGGGCAACGCTGACCGTCACCGAATACGGATTTACCTTTGACGGACCGCCGGAGGAAGTCGAACAAATCCGGGAAAGGCGGTGTCTGAAATAGACCAGCGACAAACCGAACAAAAGCCCGCACAAGAATTTGCAATCATCACGAAAGCGAAAGATTTAGTCAAGCACACGTTTATGATGACAAGCGAACGGAGATTTCCGAAGAAGTACCGTTTTACCATCGTAAACCGCTTGCATGATTTGACGCTTGACATTTTTCAACACATACAGGAAGCGAACGAACTTGACCTTGCGGACCCGCAGGAATACCGCGAACGGCGCTACGAACAGAAAAAGGCGCTGACAGAGTGCAAGACGGTTCTTTTCCTGATCGAACTTTCCTTTGAAAAGGAACTTATCTCTTCCGAACAATGCGCGGAATGGACCCGGCACGTTATGAACGTGAAGAACATGACGGCAAAGTGGAGGAAGCAGGATAGAGAGCGGTTCGCCGCGCTCCAACAGAATAGAGGAATCACGCCACGGCGGTAACGCCCGGCGTTTTTCTTGGGGTGCGACTTGTAGCGTCCAACTCTTACAACGTCCGCAACGTCAATTCCTCTGGCGCGATGAACTGGAACAACGCTTACAACGGCAACAACGGCGTTCGCCCGCTTTGGTGGAAACCGCGATTGAGTAGGCCGAAAGGCTGAAAACAGAGGACCACTATCAAAGGAAGCCGCATCCCTCCGCCGCGGTGACAGCGCGACGGTAAATACAAGATTGGTGAAGCAGGGTCCACGGAAACCAGCTTCCGCCCGCCGCGGACGCGCGGCGCGGTCCGATGATGACGCGTTGCGTGCGGCGGGAGCCGCAGACGCGCAAGGCCGATTCTATACACGGCAAGGAGTTTTTTATATGCAAGGCGCAGAATTCGAGCAGGTATATGATTTCGGGAACCTATACGCGGGGTTCCTGAAAGCACGCAGGGGCAAGCGACACAAACCCAGCGTTGCAAAATTTGAAGCAAATCTTCTTGAAGCCCTATGCCTACTTTCGGAAATGCTGAGAACCAAAACATACCGACCGTCAGATTATTTCGTTTTCAAGGTCTATGAGCCGAAAGAACGAATTGTTATGACGAACGCATTCAAAGACAAGGTGGTTCAGCATTCCCTATGCGACAACATACTTGAACCCGCGTTTTCAAAAGCCTTTATCCGGGACAACTACGCATCGCAGAGCGGGCGCGGAACGCATGACGGGTTATACCGCCTTGAAGAATTCATGCGGTCCTACTACTTCACGCGCAAGGCGAACGCCGAGCGGGAGCGGCGGGCCGCGGGATTGCCGCCGCCCGGCCCGGAGGAAGTGCGGCACTATTCGGACGGCTGGGTTTTGAAATGCGACATATCGAAGTATTTCTATTCAATCCAGCATGAGCCGTTAAAGCAGATGACGCGGAAGTACATCAAAGACCCGGATATTCTGTGGTTAGTTGACCTTATCGTTGACAGCACGGAAAATCCGGGAATCCCTATCGGCAACCAGACTTCACAATGGTTCGCCGTCATGTACCTTTCGGGCATGGACCATTTCATAAAAGAAAAGCTGGGTATTCGATATTATGGGCGGTACATGGACGATTTCTATTTGATACATGAGGACAAGGCGTATTTGCAATACTGCCGGGGCGAGATCGAACGATACGTTGCCCGGCTGGGCCTGCGGATGAACAAAAAAACAAATATCTTCCCATTGCGGAACGGTATTGATTTCTTGGGCTTCCACACCTACTTGACCGAATCGGGCAAAATCATTCGCAAAGTCCGGCGGTCAAGCAAATGTAACGCACAACGCAAATTGAAGAAACAGCGCGGTCTACTGGACCGGGAGAAAATCAGCCTTTCAGACATTGAACAGTCATACGGAAGTTGGCGGAGCCACGCCGCAAAGGGAAACTGCTATCACCTGATACAGAAAACCGACAGTCTGTTTCAAAATCTATTCAAGGAGAGTGAAAAACAATGGCCCAAAGTTTGAATGCGCTTGCCGTCGGTGCGCTTGTCAAAGATACAGGCACGCTTTACAACGGTAAGCCGATCATTTGGAAAATCGCCGACAAGGGACACACGGGCTACCCGTCCGGCGCTGTGACCCTGATTACGGAGCGCATTATTTCACTGAAATGCTTTGACGCTATCGAATCCGGCAACAGTAACAGCGACCGCCGCAATTATGGCAATAACCGTTGGACCCTTTCTAACGTGCGGCAATGGCTGAACAGTCAGGCCGCCGCCGGAAAGTGGTACAGCGCCCAGCACAGCGCAGACGCGGCCCCGACGAATGCGAACGTATGGAGCAACTACAACGAATATGACGCGGAAGCGGGCTTCCTTGCGGGCTTCTCCGCGAACTTTGTTGCGGCCCTGCTGACTACGACCCACACCGTCGGCAAAGCGACCGTAGACGGCGGCGGTACGGAGAGTTGCACCGACAAAATCTTCCTTGCGACCTGTACGGAAGTCGGCTTGTCCGGCGACGTGACCGCAGGAAGCAAGCTGGCCTTGTTCAGCAACGACAGTTCCCGCCTTGCCTACCCCACGGCAGAAGCCGTGAGCAAGAGCGAGTACACGAACAGCAGTTTGAACGCAAGTTCGCCGTGGTGGTGGTGGCTTGCCGACGCTTACGCGTCCATCTCTTACAACGTCCGCAGCGTCAATTCCTCTGGCGCGATGGACTGGTACGACGCTTACCGCGGCTACTTCGGCGTTCGCCCGCTTTGTAATTTGTCCTCTGGAATCTTGGTATCTGATAGCCCGGATTCCGACGGAGCATACACGATCATTTGGAACCGCGCCCCCTCGAAGCCCTCTTCCATCACGGTTCCGTCCAGCGTGCGCGGCGGCGAAAGCCTGTCTATCAGTTGGGGGGCTTCCACGGACGAAGACGGAAATCTTTCCGGCTATATCCTCGAACGGCAGGTCAACGGCGGTACATGGGCGCAGGTATACAAGGGCATCAACCGCAGTTACACCGACGCAATCACGTTCGGCTGGACCTCTGTTGTGTACCGCGTTAAGGCGTATGACAGCGCGGGCGCGGAAAGTGCCTACAACACCAGCGCGACGCGGACGGTGGTAAATAACCATGCGCCCGTTATCAGCGGCACGGATTCCAACTTGGGAACGAAGACCGCCGCGTTCGCGCAGAGTTACAGCGTAACGGACGAAGACAGCGGGCAGACCTTGACCGTGACGGAGTACATCGACGGCACGCAGAAGCGTTCCTACACCGCGACAAGCGGACAGACCTATTCGTTCAACATCACCGCCGCAGAGTGGGTGAAGCTGTTGAACGGGTCCCATACGCTGAAAATCGTTGCG